AAGAAGCTGGTGAAGAAGAAACAAATGAGATGGTCGATAATGACAAAGATGGTGAAGTAGCTGATGAATTACTTGGGTACAAACCACATAATGTCGGGGATTACACAACACAGGAAAGAGATTATGAAGATAAAGAGGGTATGAAAAAACATCCATTAGCTGATATTTTGGATGATGATGGTACTGCACTTGATTTATCGAAACAAAATGGTGGTGAAAAAGGTCATAATCTTGCTGAAGACAATGGTATGGAAGAATATACAGGTGATGTCGGTGACCGTTATGAAGATGCCAATAATAATCAATTTACTGTAAGAAATACTGTTGACGGTGGTGTTACACTTCAGGGACAGGGTGGTGAGAAAGAAATTGGTACATCTGATTTACAATTTATGAAGAAACTCAGTGAAGAAAAAGTTGTTGAAAAAGAAATTATAACTGAAGAACAGGTTAAAATGGCAAGACAAACTTTAAATAATAGAGGTATTGATGCAGAAATGTCAAAAAAAGAAGCCGTGCAATTATTAATTAAACACAATATTAGATAAAAACAACAAATATCTAATAATAAAAAGACTGCCAGTGGTAGTCTTTTTTGTTTCAGAGTATTTATATTAAAATAATAGAATGAGTCTTTTTAGAAGTTATTTCAGTAAAAATAATACTTTAATTAGCGGTAATGAAACCAATAATTCACAGAACCCCGTTACTGAGGTATCATATGGTTCAGTTAATACAAAACTTAGTCGATTCATATTTGATATTGATTTCAGTGATTTAATTGATAAAATCGATAATGGTTTCATTGTTCCCAATAGTGGAATGACTCACATATTACATATGACCAACACAATTAGTTATGCTCCCGAATATCTAGGAAAGAAAAGTTATTCTGAAAGTATTGAGAGAGCAACAAGTTTTGATTTAGAAATTTTCAATGTTGAAGAAGATTGGGATGAGGGTAGTGGATATGATTTTATTTATGATAACATATTGGCTCAAGATATAGTAACTCAGGCATCGAATTGGATTGAAAGAGCATCAAACATCGACTGGTCAACTGCTGGTGCAGTTAATACAGGTAGTACCGAGATAATTACGACACAGAGATTTGAAACTGGTGCTGAAAGTCTTAATGTCGATATAACCGATTATGTGAACCAGAGACTGGGATTTACAGGTTACACTGGATATACTGGTACTTCATTCGGTCTTGGAGTTAAATTCCCTGATGATTTAGAAGAACTGGCAACCGAATTTAGACAAGCAGTGGCTTTCCATGCGAAAAACACCAATACTTGGTATGAACCCTACATTGAAACTTGTGTTGATGATAAAATTATTGACGACAGAAATTATTTTTATCTTGATAAAGACAATGATTTATATCTTTATGTTAATGTTGGTGGTATTCAACAAGATATAACAATAAATAGTGTTAATATATATGATTATGAAGACGAATTGATAGATACATTAAGTGGTACATCAATTACTAATGTAAGTAAAGGTATTTATAAAATATCATTAAATCTTCGTTCAGATGATTATCCAGATTCTGTTTTATTTAGAGATGTATGGAATTTAACTATTAATGGTAGAGCAACAACACATGATGGTGAATTTTATTTAATTTCAGAAAATAAATATTATACTTTTGACCAAAGTAATCAAATTGATTTTAATAATTATTTCTTTTATTTTTGGGGAATTTCAGAAAAAGAAAATATTACTGCTGGAAATTTAAGAAAAATTAAATTAACAATAAAAGAACTATATCAAAATCAAAATAATTTCTTACCTTTGGATATTGAATATAGATTATTTACTACTGTTGGTGAAAAATATGAAATTGATGTAATACCATTTACAAGTGTCGATAGAACAAGTAGTGGTTATGAATTTAATCTTGATACATCTTGGTTAATTCCACAGGATTATAAACTTCAAATCAGATTAAAGAATGGTGATTATTATGAAAATAAGCAAACATTATTGTTTACTGTCGTATCTAACAAACTATTATCAATTTAAGTAAAAAACTTTCAATTTTTTTCAAAAACCCTTGTATTTATGTTAAATGAAGGCTATATTTGTAGCATAATTTAATAATTGAAAAATAATTTTACTGAAAAAACAATTGAAATGAGTAAAGAAAATCAGGCGGGTCAAAACCTGTCACATTTAAAGTCGATGTTTGCCGACTATCAAAAAAAACAAACACAATCAACAAACAGAAAATCAAGAGAAGACCTTTTAGCGAAGTATTTTGTACCTCGTAAATCTAAAGAAGTTTTCAGAATCCTCCCTCCAAAAGCTAGTAAAAAATACATTGAAGAAGCATTCTTTCATGTAGTTAGTACTAATGCTGCTGGTGGAAAGACAAAACATGGTTCAATCATGTATTGTCCTGCTCACAATGACCCTAAAGTACCAAAGCTCGATGCAAATGGTGAGAAAATTTTGGATTCTAATGGTAGTCCAATTATGATTCCTGCTCCATGTCCTCTTTGTGTAAAATATAAGGCGTTGTTGGCAACTCAAGACCCTTCTTTAAAAGGAATTAAGAAGGATAATATGAATGATATTCAGCTTAAAGTTAAAGCTAAAAATAATGAAATTTATAGGGAAGCCATTAAGTGGGATGCCAAGAAATTTTATATCGTTAGAGGCATTGATAAAGGTCTTGAAAAAGACGGTGTTAAGTTCTGGAGATTTAAACACAATTATAAGAATCAGGGAACACTTGATAAGTTGTTACCTATCTTAGAAATGTACATGACAGACCAACAAGCTGACTTTAGTGACAGTTTAACTGGTACTGACCTTAATATTATCATGACAGATAGTGAGTTTAATGGTCATGTATATAAAGCAATCTCTGCTATCACAGCAAAAGGAAAATCGAAACTTCATGAAGACCCTAATGTTATGAATGAATGGCTTGGTGATGACGTGAGTTGGAGAGATGTTTTCTTACCAAAGAAAGCACCAAATACCAGTCCATATGAATATCTTGTAATGGTAGCTGCTGGTAATAACCCTTATTGGGAAGATACTGACCAGTCAAACAGACATTGGGTATTCCCGGGTCGTCCAGATTTAGAAGAAAAAGCTAATACTCGTACAATGAATCTTGACAGTACTGAGAAGAATTTTGAACAAGCAAGTGATTTAACTGAGACCGCACCTCGTGTAACTATCACTAATATTACTGAGGACAAAGTTGGTACTTATACTGATGACGCATCCGATGTTGGTAAGGAAGTTATTGCAAATTCTCCGAAAACAGAACCTGCTCCTGTAGCTGATGTTCCTGCTGATGTTCCTGTTGATACTCCTGTAGCTGATGTGAATCAGAGTGAGAATGATAGTACTGAATATGATGACCTTCCATTTTAATAACAATACCGAGTAAATAAATAAAAAGGGAAAATGAGAGTTTTCCCTTTTTTTACCTAATTTAAAAAAATTACACAAATGGCAAAAAAGAAAATAGATGAAGTACCATCAAATACTGTTAGAAAACCTACCCCTAAGAAAAAATTCTCATTAGATGATTTTAAGAAAAAAGTTGGTGCAACATCAGTCGCATCAAAACCGCTTGTATGGATTCCAATTGATGACGGTTTGAAGGAAGCTACTGGAATGCCCGGTGTCCCAAAGGGATATGTAACGCTTTTCCGTGGGTATAGTAATACTGGTAAATCAACAGCACTAATGCGTTCAATTGTAAATGCTCAGAAAATGGGTGATTTTCCTATTATCATAGATACTGAAAATAATATCGATGAAGGTAATGTCCGATTAACTAACATGGGTTTTGATTGGGATGGTGAATATCTTCTTGTAAATAACAAATATTTACTTGATAATTTCGGTATTATTCAAGACAAAGACCGTAAAGAAGCAAGTATAGAAGACATGGCAAAAGCCGTTTATGATTTTCTTGACAGGCAGAAATCAGGTCAATTACCACGTGATATCTTTATTGCAATTGATTCAATCGGTACACTTAACTGTATTAAAACTATTAATGCTCAAGAGAAGGACACCAGCGATAATAATATGTGGAATGCAGGTGCATATGAGAAGTCATTTATGTCTCTATTAAATAACGCAATTCCCAATACCAGAAGAATTGATAGTGAATATACAGCAACAATTGCTGCTGTTCAGAAAATCTGGTATGATAGTATGAATAAAGTTGTTAAACATAAAGGTGGTGAAACATTTTTCTTCGGTGGTAGACTAATTTATCATTTCGGTGGTATTATAACACACGGAACTCGTAGAGTAAGTGCAACAAGTAAAAAGCGTGACCTGAATTTCGGTTTTGAAAACAAAGTTAATATTGCCAAGAATCACATTGATGGTGATTGGGGTGGAATCAGTCTTGAAGGTAAAATTATTAGTACTCCTACTGGATTTATTTATGGTGATAAGGATAGTGAAGCAGCATATAAAAAAGAAAATATTCTTTATTTTCGTAATAAATTTGAAGACGATAGTTTGAGTGCTGATGATATTAAATTTAAATCAGAAGAAATGGATGCTGAAGGAAATGTTAATTTTGCTGATAAAATGATTGATAAGAGTCCTATCACTGATGAAACAGAAAATTAAATGAAAACAAGAACACTCTTAGTTGATGCTAATTATTTATTGAAACGTTCTTTTCATGGAGCAAAGGATATTGAAACAATGTCTTTTGGTAAAATTGGTGGATTATATTCGTTTTTAACCACCGTTCGTAAAATGATTAAAGACCATATGATTAATAAGGTAATATTATGTTGGGATGGTGAGGGTGGCGGTATTTACCGTTATAGAATTGACCCAGCATATAAAGCCAATAGAAAGACCAAAGAGTGGCACAAGAAAATTGAAATGAATGCTGCTGAAATCCGTAGAGAAAAAGCAAAAGATGCTTCAATTCTAAAACAACGTAAAAGTATTCAATCATATGCTGAAGAATTATATTTTAGACAAATTGAAGTCGATGATATCGAAGCCGATGATTTAATTGCTGCGTATTGTCTTGACCATAATAATAAAGAAGAAATCTTTTTATATTCAAATGACCGAGACTTTGCACAATTACTTGACCTGAATATAACAATAATATTTCCAAACATAGACCAACCAGTAACGAAGACAAATTACATTATGCATTTCAATCATCATTATAAGAATGCATTGATTATGAAAATAATATGTGGTGATGTTTCTGATAATGTTGCGGGTGTTGGTGGTGTTCAAGAAGCAACATTATTGAAATATTTTCCCGACATAAAATTTAAAGAGACAACTGTTAGGAAAATTTGTGGACGTGCTGATGCAATTAATGAAGAAAGAATTCAAAACAAAAAAAAACCATTAAAGTCACTTGAAAACATAGTAAATGGTGTGTCGAGACTCAAAATGAATTTTGAATTAGTTAATCTTAGAGAACCAATGCTTAATGAAGCAGCAATTGAGGAACTTCTGCAATTAGAAATTCCTTTATCTCAAGAAGACCGAGGAAGTAAGTTTTTGTATGAGATGATGATTAACGATGAATTTCTTCAGATTTATGGCAGTACATTTGGTAATTATGTGTTACCATTTTATACCGTAATTGCAACAGAACGACAGTTAGGAAATGAATATATTAAGAAAATGAAAGCCAATTTATAAAATCGCTTTCATTTGTTAAGTATTCTATATATATTTGTAATAGTTATTATTAATTAAAAATAAATAAGATGAACGATAAGGAAAATAGCAACGTATTTAGATTTTCATTACATCAAGGTGATACTTTATTGACCGAAAAGATGTTTGATGCTGACCAGTTTAATCCTTTTACGAGGTATTCAATTGATGTGAGAGACATTCTTCCACGTGCAATTTCAAGAATACAAAAAACATTATCAAGACGAAGCTATGATGTGGTTGCTGATGTTGGAAGAACGGATGTTAATAATCCTGATTCTGAATATAATAAATATGACCTTTTTGGATATAGACAGAACATGATTAATACCTATCTCAGAGAGTGGAGAAATGATATGCATTTTAAACCTGAATCAATTGTTCAGAGAATCGAAGAAAAAACCATTCGTGGCGTACCATGTAAAATTGGTTTATATATTAATGAAAATCCGATTGTTGAACGAGAATTTTATGTTGATGGATTCAACCCAGTTGCATTAGTATCTCTCGATATAGTGTATGTTGTAACTGATATCGCTGACACAATTTTCAAGAAAATTAAAAAGAATGATGTTAGAAACATGTGGGACGATTATGATTTAATTAATTACAGGGGATTGTCAATTAATCAAATTAGAGAACTCCATCCTGCTAAAAGAGCAGAAATGTTGAGAAGACTCAGAAGAAATTAATCATATTGGATAGAAGCTGGGTAGTTTTTAGTTTTAATTCAATCAAATTTTTTTTCCATTACCCAGTTTCTGTCCTTTTTTACACATGTTAAGTAATGGCAGAACAAATTGAAAATACATTAACGGCTTATTTAGGTCCTGAATTTCAACAACGTCTAATATGGCAGTTATTAGTTGAACCTGAATTTGCTGAGAAAACAATACCTGATTTAGCAATTGAATATTTTGATGACCCTAATTTAAAAAGGTTATTTATTATTATTTTGGAATATTGGAAAGAATTTGATAAAGTTCCAAATCTTCAGAATCAAAGTATTCATCAAGCAATTAATAAATATAAAACACCAAATAATGTAATAGAAGAAGAATCATTATTTGGTATAATTAAACGTGTTCAACTTTGGAATGAAAGAATCATAAATAAACAAATGCTTTATGATGGTGATGTTATTCAAACATCAACAACTTTTTTTATTAAACAACAAGAATATCGTAAATTAGCTGAAGGAATTCTTTATAAAGTTAAAAGTGGTGAAATAAAAAGTAAATTTGCTGTTGCTGCTATTGAAGATAAATTTCAGAAAATTACACATATTGGTGAAGAAGAGGATGATTGTGAAGAAGTAACTGAGGGTATTCGTGAAGCACTTCGTAAGGAATTTAGAGAAACAATACCAACAGGTATTGGTGTGATTGATAGTCTTACTGGTGGTGGTTTAGGTAAGAGTGAAATTGGTGTAATACTAACTCCGAGTGGAGTAGGTAAGACTACTGCATTAACAATTATAGCCAATACTGCCTATGAACAGGAAAAAAATGTCGCTCAGATAGTTTTTGAAGATACCAAAGACCAAATTAAACGTAAACATTATGTGATTTGGGGAGAATCTGCACTTGATAGACTTGATGAAGATGAAGAAAATGAACGAGTTGTTAAAATTTGTGAGGAAAAAGCAATTTCATTAGAGGGTAAAGGTAGATTAATTATTAAACGATTTAGTCAGGAAGATACTACAATTAAGGATGTTAAAAACTGGATGCTTGCTTATGAAAAGAAATTTGGTTTTAAATTTGATTTATTGGTATTAGATTATCTTGACTGCTTGGAAAGTCATAAAAAAACACCAGATAGAAATGAATCCGAACTTGCAATCATTAAAGGGTTTGAATCACTTGCAGCAGAACTAAATATACCTGCATGGACAGCGATTCAAAGTAATCGTAGTGGATTCGGTTCTGAATTCGTGGAAGCACATCAAACTGGTGGAAGCATTAAAAGAATACAGAAAGCACACTTTTTTATGAGTGTTGCCAAAACACCTGCACAACAAGAAGCAAACCTTGCCAATATCCGAATAATTAAAGCCAGATTTGCTAAAGATGGACAGACATTTGAAGACTGTGTTTTTGATAATAATCAAATGAAAATTATAATTCATGATGATAGATATCCAAACACTAAACTCAAACATCATGATGTGGAAGATATTGAAAAACTAGATAAAAAAGCGAAGGATTTATCTAATGGTAGAATAAATGCTGCACTGAGTGAACATTCAACAGGTGAAAAAATTGGGGATTTAAAACCTGACATTATTAATGATTTTCTACAACAAAATCAAGAACGTGAAGAAATAAAACCAAATGAAGAGTTTCATCCTGAAGCTGAACATCATAAAAAAGAAATAATACAAGATGATGTCGGTGTAAATGATGCTGTAAATGAGGGAGCAAATGA